GAAGAGCACAAGGAAATCTACGAAACCGAGACTTCCGAGCGTTCTTTTGAAGAAGAAGTGAAACTGTCGGGCTTTAGTGCCGCACCGGTCAAAAACGAGGGCGCTGCAATCTCGTATGACAACGGGCAGGAGGCATGGACAGCGCGATACCAGCACGAGACTATTGCTTTGGGTTTCTCAATCACTGAAGAAGCGGTTGAAGATAACCTGTATGACAGCCTGTCGGCTCGTTATACCAAAGCGTTGGCTCGCGCCATGGCGTACACCAAACAGGTCAAAGCAGCCTCTGTGCTGAATAACTCCTTTACTGGTGGCCCGACTGGCGGTGATGGTAAGACCTTGATTGCGTCTGACCATCCGCTGATTTCTGGCGGTACCAACAGCAACGTTCTTGCGTCTGCTGATCTGAATGAGACTTCCTTGGAAGCTGCGGTTATTCAGATTGCCGGATGGACGGACGAGCGTGGCCTGCTGATCGCAGCCAAGCCGAAAAAGCTGATTGTTCCGCCGAACCTGATGTTCGTTGCAACGCGTCTTCTGGAAACGGAACTTCGCGTTAGCACCAACAACAACGACATCAACGCGTTGAAAAACAACGGCTCCATTCCGGGCGGTTACACGGTCAATCACTTCTTGACCGATATCAACGGTTGGTTCTTGACGACGGACGTACCGAATGGCTTGAAGCACTTTGTTCGTACTCCGCTGGCAAATTCCATGGACGGGGATTTCGATACCGGGAACGTACGTTACAAGTCACGCGAGCGTTATTCGTTTGGCTGGAGCGATCCGCTGGGTATCTTTGGTTCTAGCGGTAGTTAAGCAATAGAATCAAGCACTTAGCGGCAGGATTAGGCCCACTTCGGTGGGCCTTTTCTTTTGTGTTGCGGCTACAATGGGGAAGTTATGGATTGCCTGTAGCTAAGTCAAAGGAGGCTATATGGATTACCCAAATAATCGCAAATCTCAAGAAGTACAACCAAATAATTGACGGCTTCTCCCTCACCTGATATAAAGCCCACAGACCCCAGAATTTTACTCATATCGACTGGCTGGGCAGACTTGTTAGAGACGATATGGGAATGTGCTAACACACGGAGATTTATATGGCTATTTCCACATTCGATGGGCCAGTTCGTTCGCTTAATGGAATGTACTCCCAAGGCGCGGGTAACATCATTGTCCTTGGTGCCACGGCGACTCTTTCGGTTGCCACCCATGCGGGGCATATTCTGCTTGTCCCCGCCACTTGCGCTATTACTCTCCCCACAATTGTGGCCACTGCGGATTCCTCGGCATCTGGCCCCGGCGCTGATCCTAACTCTTCCAATAATTTGGGCGTGTTGTTTACTCTTGTGTTTACTGCCGCTTCTGCTGGAGCCACTGCGCAAACTATCACTTGTGGGGGTAGCGATGCGTTTGTTGGGCAGATCATCGTAGCTGGCTCCACCACTGCGGCGTTTAACTCCACTGCCAGCACCATCATAACCTTGAACTCCACTACTTCTGGCGGTGCCGCTGCCGGAAGCCGCTTGGAGCTTACGTCTTTTGCTGCGGCTAAATGGTCGGTAAAAGGAACTTTCGTGGGTAGCGGTACTGTTATTACGCCGTATTCTTAATCTTCTGATCTTCTGACGGGGGCTTTGGCCCCCTGTTAACTTTATAGAGGATTATTATGCAAACTGATATTTTATCGGCGCATTTAAACAGTACGGGTTTTTGCGTATTAGGGCGGTATCGCTTAAAAAGTTTTGCTTTCACTGCAAGTGCTACCGCTGGCACTATAAATTTCTACGACACGAACGTCGCTCCTGTAACCGGCGGCACCTATGGCCGCTCTTCAAATACTATTACGGTGTCCAGCACATCGCATGGTCTTGTTGTTGGCCAGCAGATCGGCATTACGTTTGCTGCGGCGTCTGGCGTATCCGCTACCAATGGGAACTACACAATTGTTACAGTAGCGGATGCGAATACGTTTACAGTGACTGACATCAATTCCGGCACCATTGTTGCAGGTACCGGCTGCACGTATACGACTGGCCGGTGGATGACTTCCTTTGATACGGCTGCGCTTACTACTTCTGGTGTGCCGCAAAACATGAATGTGCTGCTTCCGGGGGAAGGTATCATGGCGTATAAAGGCGGCATATATGCGCTTATGTCAAATCAAACCGGTTTAACAATCTTTTACGGGTGAGTAATGCAATCTCAAAAGGGCTTTAATCTGGCGGGCAAGAAGTTGATGATTGGTCTGCCAGCGTATGACCATAAGGTTACAGTAAGTATGGCTGTATCTCTGATGAAATTAAGCCAGATGGTATTGCAGCATGGGATTGACATTCAGGTAAACAGCATCTGTGGATGTTCCGTAGTATCCCGTGCGCGTAATGTGATCGCGCATAACTTCCTGAAATCCGATTGCGATCATCTGATGTTCATTGACGCGGATATGACATTTGAACCTGAGTCAGTCATTCGTCTTATGGCGTGGAATCAGGAACGCCCTGTGGTTGCCGGAGCGTACGTAGCTCGCAAAGAACCCAAGACCTATATTCTTTCTATTGATGGCAGCACTGGGATTGATGGAGCCACTGGAAAAGTGACAATGGATGAGGATGGTTTGGTCAAGGCGTATCGGGTTGCAACAGGGTTTATGATGATACGCAGAGATGTGTTTGAAGTGCTGCGTGACGCGCACCCTGAATGGGAGCATTTGGACTCAAACAGCCCTAACCGTCTGTATAGTTTTTTTGACTTTAAAGTCACCCCTGAAGGCATGATTGGCGAAGACTTTCTGTTCTGTGATCGCGCCAGAGCGGCAGGGTTTTCTGTTTGGGTTGACCCGACGATCAAGTTGGGCCATATGGGTGTGGTGGAGCATATGAGCGATTTTGGCAACGACGTTTTGTATCCCTCCATGATACAGAACCAAAGCATGAGTGATGCGGCATAATGGCAAAGAGTCCAGCATGGCAAAGAGCAGAAGGGAAAAATCCCAGTGGGGGCTTGAACGCGAAGGGGAGGGCTTCTTACAACGCGGCCAATCCCGGAAAGCCCGGATTGAAGCGACCACAGCCAGAAGGAGGCTCCCGCCGAGATTCCTTTTGCGCGAGGATGACGGGTATGAAGAAGAAGTTAACCTCAGAGAAGACCGCCAAAGACCCGAATAGTCGTATTAACAAAAGCCTTCGGGCATGGAAATGCTAAGGGGGCATACTTGGAATACCCAAAAGAACCTTGGACGTTCAAGAAAGAAATAAGCCTTGCGGACATTCTTAGTTTTGCTACTGCGGCGCTGGCAGTAGTATATGCGTATACTACATTGGATAAACGTTTGGCAATTGTTGAGGCTGAACGCACGGCAGAAAAAGCGGCGTTACTTGACTTCCAGCATCGTATAAATGCCCGGTTGGACAAGATGGACGAAAAACTTGATCGCATCATAGAGCGCCAAAAAATATAGGAGCCTACTATGGCTGAACAAAAACTACCCGTCCCTAAACCGCAAGAGCCGCAAGAACCGCAAAAACTAACCCCGTCGCAACAACAGGCGGCGGATGAAGCGCGGGACAAAATACGTCGTAAAAAAGAAGAAGCCGCTCCGACCACCAAAACTGAAATGGGCAAAGTACTCAAGAAAGGTGGCTCAGTTAAAACCTCTGCTTACGCTCGTGGTGGCGGTATTGAGCAGCGGGGTAAGACCAAAGGGAGATTTGTATAATGCCTTGGACACCCAAACAGATGAAGCTTTTTCGCGCCGCCGCGCATAATCCTGCCATTGCCAAAAGCAGTGGTATCAAGCAATCTGCCGCAGAGCGCATGTCCAAAGAGGGCGTGAAAATGGCGGGGGGCGGAATGGCTAAGATCAACCGGCAGGACACGCGGCACGGCAAGATGGATATGCCCTTTACGAAACTTACTAAGTACGCAGGATATTCCGGCGGAGGGGATGTAGACCGCGACAACCCCTATTCCGGCCCCTCTGACCTTCAGAAATCTCTCAGGGGGAAGTACGCTTCTGAGCCGGAATCTACTGCGGCAGAAAGTCCACAAAGTCCACAAAGTCGCAACGTTTCGGAACGAGAGGATGGCGCAGAGGATAAAAAATCCACCCCCCAGCAAGGACGCTACGGTAAGACGGGGAATCAAGCGCGCGGCGCACTGTATGTCGCGGATGAAGAGGACGCAAAAAAACGGTTAGAGACTGCGGCAGAAGTGCTTCCGGTTGGGAGGGGGGTTATGGCCGCAGGCAAAGTGGGGGCGGCGGTTCGTGTCCCCGGAAGAACCTATGCCGAGAGGAAGCGTTTCTTAGAGCAATCGGAGAAAGAATCTGCACGTACGCGCGGGGCATTACGCGAGAATACGCCTCCCCCTGCGGCCTCCAACATATACGGTAAACGAGGTTTTACGGGTAAGCAGGCGCAGGATGCGCTAATCCGAAGAATGCAGGACAAAGGGTACGCCAAAGGAGGCATGATGAAAGAATCCAAAGCGATGGTTAAAAAAGAGGTAGAGTTCTTCAAGAAGAAGGGCGCTCCGGCATCTATGATTAAGCATGAGGAAAAGGAAGCGAAGGGCATGAAGTTTGTGCGCGGTGGCGGCATTGAGCAGCGGGGCAAGACCAAAGGCACCCAGATTCGGATGGCTAGTGGAGGTATTGTGAAGTTTGCCTCTGGTGGCTCTGTATCCGCTCGCGCCGACGGTATTGCTCAACGCGGCAAGACCAACTGCAAGATGCGTTAAAATGCGCCCCTCTCGCGGGATGGGGGTAATAGCCCCCTCAAAAGCTCCTCGGCTTACTAAAAAGCGCGACGGAAACGAGCCTGTTAAAGTGTTTAAACAGGGTGGGAAAGCTAAAAAGGTTAGGTAATGGCGTACAACACCACCGGAACTACGGAATTTTCCTTAGACCTCAATAGTCTTGTTGAAGAGGCTTTTGAGCGTTGTGGGGCGGAACTACGTAGCGGGTACGACCTAAAGACTGCCCGAAGGTCTTTGAATTTGCTTACTATTGAGTGGGCAAATAGGGGTATAAACCTATGGACTGTGGAGCAAGGGCAGATTGCCATGGTGTCGGGCCAAGGTGTCTATGCGCTCCCTGTAGATACTGTTGATTTGATGGATCATGTGGTTCGCACGGGTACCGGTACTGGGCAGATAGACATTACTATCAGCCGTATAAGTGAGCCGACGTACGCAACTATCCCTAATAAGCTTGCCACTGGCAGGCCCATTCAAGTATGGGTTAACCGGCAGACGGGGGCTACTGCGCCAACGACTATAACTTTGAACGAAACGCTATCCGCGACAGACACCACAATTACTTTAAGTACGACAGTGGGTTTGGCCAGCGCAGGTTTTATACGTCTGGACTCCGAGATTATCTATTACAGTGGCACCACCAGTACGACGCTTCAGAACTGTGTCCGGGGACAGGCCAATACCACTGCGGCAACCCATGCCACTTCAACTGCCGTATACGTGATTAACCTGCCCGCCATCAACGTGTGGCCGGTGCCGGATAGCGGTAATACGTATACCTTTGTGTATTGGCGCTTGCGGCGTATGCAGGACGCAGGTAATGGGATTAACGGGCAGGACATACCGTTTAGGTTTATCCCGTGTATGGTTGCTGGGCTGGCTTATAACTTAGCCAAGAAGCTCCCCGGTGCAGAAGCTCGTGTACAGCTTTTGAAAGCAGATTATGACGAGGCGTGGGAATGGGCTGCTACGGAAGACCGGGATAAAGCCCCGGTTCGTTTCGTTCCGCGTCAATTGTATTTCTAGTAGCTGATGCCAAGTCCTTTTGCTTCAGGCAAAAATGCGATAGCGGAGTGTGACCGGTGCGGTTTCCGTTTCAAATTAAGCCAATTGCGCAAGCTGGTCATAAAGACCAGAAACGTTAATATTTTGGTATGCAGCGAATGCTGGGAGCCGGATCAGCCGCAGTTACAGTTGGGGATGTATCCTGTAAATGACCCTCAAGCAATACGCAATCCGAGGCCAGATACAAGTTATGTTGCCTCTGGAGTAGGGACTGATGGAGAACCCAGCGGGGGTAGCCGGATTATCCAGTGGGGGTGGAATCCTGTAGGCGGCGCTAGGGATAATGGGTTAACCCCCAATAACCTGTTGCTGACAGTGGATGTAGGTGACGTTACAATAGCGGTCACATAGGAGATATAAATGGACAAGAAACAGGTTAAGATGGAAGTAAAAAAAGGCATTAAAGGTCACGAAAAATCCATGCACGGCATGAAAAAGGGCGGCGTAACTTCTGCGAGCATGAAGGCAGTAGGCCGAAATATGGCTCGTGCCAACAATCAGCGGAGTCGATAATGGCCAATAACAAACCAGCTTCTGCGTATGCTGTTCCGCATACCATGAAGGGCAAAGCGGTGACTGTACAAAAGAACCCCGGATTTGGCACTGATGGGGGTAATCTGGACAAGCAGACCATGAGCGTTGGGCATGTAAGTACGTCCATGAATAACGCTATCAAAACATCTGGCATTCAAGTGCGTGGCGGGAAGGCCCAGACTAAGGGCAAGATGGCTCGCGGGCCGATGGCATAAGGTAGATCGAAGTGAACTACTCCGAGTTGGTTACAGCAATCCAAGATTACGTCGAGAATACAGAATCGACGTTTGTAGCCAACATACCCGTTTTTGTGCAGCTTGCAGAAGAGCGTATCTACAACAGTGTACAGATACCCGCTATACGCAAAAATCAAACGGGTAGCATAACTGCCGACAATAAATACCTTACCCTGCCCACGGATTGGCTTGCTACGTTTTCTTTGTCTGTCATAGACCCTGTAACTGAGGCACAGACTTTTCTATTGAACAAAGATGTTAACTACATACGCGAGGCATATCCTACGCCCAGCGTAACAGGAACACCGCAGCACTACGCTCAGTTTGACGAGAACACGCTGATACTTGGCCCCACGCCAGATGTTATCTACGATGTGGAGCTTCATTACTACTATTATCCAGAAAGTATTGTTGATGCAGGTACTTCTTGGCTTGGGAACAATTTTGAAACTGTGTTGCTGTATGGCGCATTGCGGGAAGCCTATTTGTTTATGAAAGGCGAAGCAGATATTATCGCCAACTACGAAGGCAAGTACCAAGAATCTCTTGCGTTACTGAAGCAATTGGGCGATGGCAAAGACAGGCGTGATGCGTATCGCAGCGGGCAACTTCGCGTTCCGGTGACTTAATGACCATATTACAAACGGCGTGTGACAGCTACAAGACAGAACTTTTGTCTGGTATCCATGCGTTTGGAACCACGGTAATACGCGCTTCTACCGACGCTGATGTGTTTAAACTGGCATTGTACGCACCGGGGGCGAGCTTAAGTTCCAGTACCACGGTATATAGCACCACTGATGAAGTTGTAGGCACGGGGTATTCTGCTGGCGGAGTGGTTCTTACCATTAACCCCACGCCCCTTATCAGTAACGGTGTAGCGTATCTTGGGTTTAACAACGCTTCATGGGTCGGAGCCTCATTTGCCGCTATTGCAGCGTTGATCTACAACAGTTCCCAAGGAAACAAAGCAGTTGCGGTCTTGTACTTTGGAGCGAGCAAAGTGGCGGTGAATCAAACGTTTACCGTAGTGTTCCCCACTGCGGATTATACTAACGCAATCTTAAGGGTGAGTTGATGAGTTTTACGGGTTCTTCACCGTTTATAGGGTATCCCCCCCGTGCGCTAGTCACGGAAAGAATGTTGATCACGCAAGTTCCAGAAACGGAACGGGCGATGTTTTTGGCTTTTGCCAAAGCTCTGGAAAAGAATCGCGCTGGGGTGGAAGTATTCCCTAAAACTCTATACGAACAATGGAAAACAAACCGATGACTCGCCCTTCCGAGCAAGAGATATACACGCGTATGTGGGATCATCCCGTATACCGCGAAGTTGCTCCGGGTGAACGGTCTGTTGCAAGTTTCTTGTTGCAGGCTCGCCCTCGCGCCAGATCGACGGTAATAGACTTTGGCTGCGGCACTGGCAGGGCTTCATTGCTTATGGCACTACCGCCCCCCGCTGGGGGGAGTTTGAATGTGACCATGCTGGACTTTGCGGATAACTGCCTAGATCAAGACATCCGCGACATGCTGGAGTTTCAAAAAGACTCGCTACGTTTCTTTCAAGCCGACCTTACGAAGCCCATCCAGCATAAAGCGACTTACGGATTTTGCACGGATGTAATGGAGCATATTCCCCCGGAGGATGTGGATAAAGTTCTTAATAACATCCTCATGGCCGCTCCGCATGTATTTTTCTCTATTAGCACCGAGGATGATAACTGCGGCAAGCTGATTGGACATGCCTTGCATCTGACCGTCCGCCCGTATGAATGGTGGCTGGAACAGTTTCGCAAGCGCGAATGCGTTGTGCATTGGTCGGCGGAGTATTCTGGAGAATGCGCTTTTTACGTCAGTGCATGGGCAGAAGCCAAGCTCTTTTACGACAAAGGCGTAGTAAATGTGGCAGAAGACAAGATTATTCTCAATATTGAGCATAATGTGTCTCAAGACTGGAAACAAGTATCTCCGCACGATACCAATGATATTGAGTGCATGATTCTTGGCGGTGGCCCTTCTCTTAACGACCATCTGGAAGAAATCAAGACTCTTCGGCAAAACGGGGTTAAGTTGATTACCATGAACGGCGCATACAACTGGGCGCTGGAAAATGGTCTTACTCCATCTGCCACTGTTATCGTAGATGCCCAAAAACATAACGCCCGTTTCGCAAAGCCGGTTGTTGATGGGTGTGTTTACCTTATTTCCTCGCAATGTCACCCTTCGACATTGGACGGCTTGCCTAAAGATCGGACGTACCTTTGGCACGTAGGCGGCGAGAAATATAAAGATATTTTGGACAAGGCGTACAATAAGCAGTGGTGGAATATTCCGGGGGGTACTACTGTGCTTCTCCGCACTATCCCGTTAATGCGGCTACTTGGGTATCGTAAGTTTCACCTTTTTGGGTGCGATTCCTGCGTTACCGAAAAAAACCATCATGCGTATGCCCAAAAAGAAAATGACGGCGAGTTTATTCTCCGCACGGTTTTGAGCGTTAAAGGGGTTCCTACGGATCGGGAATTCCTTACAACAGGTTGGCACATCGTTCAAGCGCAGGAGTTTATGGCGTTTATACAGTTCATGTGCGAAGATATAGACCTGCAAATTCACGGCGATGGCTTATTGGCGTATATTCTCAGCACAGGTGCAGAGATTACAACAGATATGAAGGGGTAATATATGGCTGCTGGAACATGGAAAGTATTTGGCGTTGCTAAACGCCGCATGGGGACTGCGGGTCTTCAGCTTAGTTCAGGTACGTTCAAGATGGCGCTGCACACCACTGCCGCTTCCGCCAACTTGTCTATCGCCCGTTCGGTAGGCGCTCCGACTCCCGGTATAACACTTTGGTCGTCTATCGGCAGCGAGATTGGTACTTCGTCTGGGCGATATGCCGCAGGGGGATTGGCTGCTGGCGGGGTTACTTGGGCGGTTGGCGCGAACACATCGACGATGAAGTTCTCGTACACTACAACGGGTGTGATTGTCACCGCTTCGGCTGGCCCTCTTACAAACGTCCGGTATGCGGTCATTCGCACTAGCACCGCCGCTGCTGACGGAGTACCTATTTGCTATGCTGCGTTGTCTACCGCGCAATTTACGGTAGCTTCTCCTAACACTCTGACCATTCTTCCCGCTGCTACAGGGGTGTTCACTCTGGGTTAATTGAAGAGTAGGGCGGTGCGGCAAAAACTACACCGCCAGTCAGTAGAAGTATTCCGCACTGCGCAAATGTGCGGAATTGCTATTTAGGGTAGGCGATGGCTGACACCGTAGTCATATTACAGGTTGGCGATTCCTCGCCATGGACTGTCCCGTCCGATTGGACTAATACCAACCGTATTATTTGTATTGGCGGTGGCGGTGGCGGTCGTTCTGGTGGCGCGGCTGCGGGTGCAGGCGGTGGTGGCGGTGGCGGTTCTGCCACTGTTTCCAATATTACCCTCACCCCCGGTGGGACAGCCCAATTTACTGTAGGAACAGGCGGTGCAGCCGGTGTAAACGGCGGCGATACTTGGTTTAATGGTGCTGCGGTTAATACCGCTTCCGCTGGAGCTAAAGGCGGATCGGCATCTGCGGGTATTACTGCGGGAGCGGGGGGGCTTGCGACAGGTGGCTCCGGTACGCAGCAAGTTGGCGGTACTGGCGGCATCGGCAGTACCACTATTCTCACATGCGGCGGTGGTGGTTCCGCGTCTTCTTATGATTCTGCCGGATCAGCGCAGGCTTCAAAAGTTGGTGGTCAAGGCGATCAAACCTCTGCTGGCGCTGATGCGCATGGTGGTGGCGGCGGCGCTGCGGGCGGCACATCATCTGCTGGTGGTGCTGGCACAACAACATTCGGTGCGGGCGGTAACGGCAATGGCGGTACCGGTGGTGGTGCGACGGCGGGTGCTGCGGGTACTGCGGGTACGGGGGGCGGCGGCGCAGGCGCGGCTGATGGCGGTGGCTCTGGGGGTCAGGGTTCTACATGGACTCAGTTTACTGCTACGGCAGGCGGGCGTACGGGTGGCCCCGGCGGTGGCGGTGGCGGTGCGGAAACCACTGCTGGTGCGGTTGGCGGTGCGGGTGGCACGGGCGGTGGCGGCGGTGGCGGCGGTAATGTGGGCGGCGCAGGGGGTAATGGTTACATCATTATCATTTACACGCCCGCTGCCATCAATACTTCTATTACGCCCTCTGTGGGGGCGGTGAGCCTTACCGGAATTGCGCCAACAGATGTTACCGGCACTGTAATTACTCCATCGGTAGGGGCTGTAAGTATTACCGGGATTGCCCCTACAGATATATTGGGGACGGTAATATCCCCGACAAAAGGGACGGTAAGTCTTACGGGCATTGCGCCCGATGTAGTGGTTCCCATACGGATTTCCCCCAGTGTTGGGGCTGTGGTTACTACTGGAGCAGCGCCGACAACTACAACAGGGGTAGCCGTTCGACCGGGAACAGGTTGGGGGCAAAATAGTTGGGGCGGTGATCCGTGGGGCGGTGGCGCTGCTATATCTCTTACTCTTACAGGAATCGCCCCCAGCCTTGTTCTTGGTACGGCGGTTATCCCCAATGTAGGAACAGTAGCTCTTACTAGAGTTGCCCCGACTGTAAAAACAGACTTTTACATAACCCCTTCCACTGGTACTACAGTTATAACTGGAAGTGCGCCTGTACTTTCAAGTGGGGCGAATGTAAGCGTAACTCCTTCTATCGGGGCTGTAAGTATTACCGGGATTGCGCCAAGTCTTATTCTTGGGACTGTGGCCATCCCTTCTGCCGGGACGATAAGCCTTACCGGGATAGCTCCCACGCTACGGACTGACATTAAAATTACGCCCTCTGTGGGGGCGGTGAGCCTTACCGGAATTGCGCCCACCCTACGGACTGACATTAAAATTACGCCCTCTGTGGGGGCATTGGCTATTACCGGGGTTGCCCCAGCCGTAAAGACCGACTTCCGAATTACCCCGTCCGTTGGGGCTGTAGCTATTACCGGTATTTCCCCTGTAGTAGTTAATAGCGGGAGTAGTTTAAGTGTAACTCCCAGTGCGGGGGTTATAAGCCTTACTGGGATTGCCCCAACGGTAAAAACGGATTTTAGAATTACCCCCTCCGTGGGGGCTGCAAGCCTTACTGGAATCGCGCCAACAGTAATAAAAGACTCCAGAATAACCCCATCTGCGGGGGTATTATCCCTTACAGGCATAGCGCCATCGGTGCTTCAACGGGTTACTATTACTCCCAGTGCCGGAAATGTTTCTATAAGCGGAAGCCTTCCGACGATACTGACCGGGTATGTATTTGCGCCGGAAACGGCGGTAGTCGCTATTCTGCCGTATGCCCCTGTAGTTACCGTGCGGGAGCTTGGTTGGCGTCCTGTAGACGACGACCAGACAGGAAATTGGGTTCCCGTAGATGACTCAGCGGCTACAAGTTGGATTCCGGTAAATTCCGCTCAAACAACGAATTGGACTCCGGTTAATTGATATGGGCGCTTACGCCCCCGTGCGTTTACAGAAATGGCTATTTGGCATAGAATCGTTTAAACATGGCAATAGGGGGTACTCTATATGCGTAATACCTGTTGATTTAGTGCTTGTTAAGCCTACAATGACAAAATCCTACGCGTGAAGCAGTATTGCAACCTAACCAAAGAGGTTATAGATGGCATCTACGTATTCAGCAAACCTAAAAATAGAGCTTATCACAACTGGCGAGCAGGCAGGTACTTGGGGTACTACGACCAACACCAACCTTGGCACAGCGTTGGAGCAGTCAATTGTGGGCTATGGCAACCCAAATTTTACGTCCGACGCTGATCTGACCATTAGCTTGACAGATTCTAACGCCACCCAGACGGCTAGGAATTTGGCTTTAAATGTCACATCTTCGGTTTCTCTTACGACCACGCGGAATCTGATCGTCCCGACGATTCAAAAGCCCTACATCGTCCGCAATAACACTACTGGTAGCCGAAGTATTGTCGTCAAGACTAGCGCCGGTACCGGTGTCACGGTGCCAAATGGTAAGTACGCTTATATCTATACTGACGGCACCGACGTTGTGTCCGCCATTGACCATATACCGTCATTAACTCTTGGTGCGGCGCTTCCGGTAGCTTCCGGTGGGACTGGTATTACTTCGTTTGGTACTGGCGTCTCCACGGCGCTTGGGCAGTCTGTCACAGGTTCTGGTGGTATTGTGCTGGCAACTTCCCCAACGCTGACGACACCAATACTGGGTACGCCGACTTCTGGCACGTTGTCTAATTGTACAGGGGTGTCACTTACGGCTGGGGTCACAGGAACACTTCCAGTGGCCAACGGAGGAACCGGTGCGACTACTCTTACGGCAAATAGCGTTGTTATTGGCAATGGCACTTCAGCCGTCACGTTTGTAGCTCCCGGAACAAGCGGTAATGTGTTGACTTCTAATGGCACAACTTGGGCTTCTACCACCCCTAGTTCCGGCCCTCCGACATTTCTTGCAGTAGGGTCTATTGCTGTTTTATACAACTTTTCATCTTCATCTGTTGCTTGTGATTCGACAGCTCTATCAGCAGGATCACTAGGTTATGCTTCCGGTGTGGCCGGTGCTGGCAGTGGGTTTAATGCGGTTACACGTAGCGGAAATGTATTTGTTCCCGGAGTTGCTGCCACTGGGTTTGATACCACCGCCGTAACCGGAACATGGCGTTCGTTGTCTGGTGTTGGGGCTAGGAATTATGACTCTTGCACTAATTCGACTGACGGAACACCGGGACTTTTTGTGAGGATAGCTTAATGTATCTATCTTATTCGCAAGTATTCAATCCGCAGTGGATGGACGCAGAACACACTTATATCATGTGTGAAGTGAAATTTGACCACCTGCTTGAAGCTGTACCATTTGGCGCGTCCCCAAGGGATTGCACAGCCCACGGCGTTGAGATTTTTAACCGTTGTGCTGCGGGGGATTTTGGCCCCGTAACCGAGTACATTCCGCCGCTTCCGCCCCCCGAATCTGATCCAACTGTGGGAGAGCCAAATGTCATTGGTTAGAAAAACTTTTACCGCCGAGAATATAGACGGCGTCATATATGATTTTGAAGAAGTTGGCGATGTCCTTCCAAATCATGTTCACGACGAAGACACCGCGCATATTACGGTAGTCGCAAAGGGGTCGATAAAAGTAACCGGAGACGGTTGGGAGCAAATTTGGGCAAGCGGCAGAGTAGCAGAAATAAAGGCTTTTCAGTCGCACCAGTTTGAGGCTCTGGAGCAAAACAGCAGAGTGGTTAACATCAAAAAAAGATAGTCACGCAAAATAAATTATAAGGCAAACACATGATTTTAGAGTCGATAATAGGTGCGTTAATTCCGGTTGTTGTTGAATCTGGTAAGCAGTTAGTGACTAAGTGGGTTGGTGGGGTTAAACCTACTACCGTTGATGAGCAGATTAAACTGGATCAAAATGAGGTTTCAAGGATAGAGGCTCTTGCTAAACTGGATACGCCGATTGGCACTCCGAGTCAGTGGGTTGTAGACCTTCGTGCGTCTGCTAGGTATGTCGGCGCGTTGCTGGTTATAGCTGTAGGAATATCAACTCTTTATTACCCAGTTAGTGACGCTATCAGAACTCTTGCATTAGAAGCAGCCAATATCGCATTTGGCTTTTTGTTTGGTTCTAGAATAGTAGCTGGGTGGTCAAAAAAGTAATGGTTGAAAATTGGGATAAATCTTTTATCCAAGTTCTTCGCCATGAAGGGGGGTATGTTAATCATCCCAGTGACCCCGGTGGTCGCACAAACCTTGGGGTTACTCAAACTGTTTGGGAAGAGTACATAGGGCATCCAGTAGATGAACAAGTTATGCGTAGTCTTACAGTCGAAGCGGTTAACCCCCTGTACAAGCAAAAATATTGGGACAAATGCCGTTGTGATGAACTACCTAATGGTATTGACTATCTTGCCTTTGATTTTGCTGTTAATGCTGGGCCATTTCGGGCTATCAAGACTATTCAAAGCTCGCTAAATATAACCGCTGACGGGGTCATTGGCCCTATCACATTGAAAGCTATTTGTGACACAGAACCCAAAACGCTTATTACGTCTTTTTCCAATTGCAAGAGACATTTCTATAAGGGGCTTAACACGTTTCCTGTATTTGGTGCAGGCTGGCTTAAACGCGTTGAAGAAAGTAAGGCATTTGCCACGGGAATGTTAGGCTAAACAGGTATATGAAACATGCCATTATCCAAACTTCAGTTCAAACCCGGCATTAACCGAGAGAACACCAACTATGCCGGTGAGGGGGGATGGTACGACTGCGACAAGATTCGGTTTCGTTCCGGCTTTCCAGAGAAAATTGGTGGATGGCAGAACCTCGCCGTATCGGTGGCGGGTGTATTTTCTACGTATAAAGGCGTGTGCCGTAATATTTGGAATTGGGTGACGCTCAACAGCAGCAATCTATTGGCTCTTGGCACGGAGCAAAAGCTCTACACAGAAAACGGCGGGGCTTTCTACGACATTACGCCTATCCGCAATACTACAACCATTAACACAAATCCGTTTGCTATAGCTAATGGATCAAAACTGGTTACTGTCACAGACACCGCGCACGGCATTACGGTTGGCACCTTTGTAACATTCTCTGGAGTTACTGGCGCAAACTATACTGTATTTAATGCGGAATTTGAGGTTGTGGCGGTGCCTACCGTAAATACTTATCAAATTATTCTCCCGACTGCTGCTTCGGCCACCGGGTCTGGTGGCGGCGCGGCTGTAAGCGCGGCGTATCAAATAAATGCAGGCAATTCCATTTCGTCGTTTGGAACCGGATATGGGCTTGGGCCTTGGGGCGGAAATACTGTATATGCCGACTTTACCGCTACTATTGACGATGGGACTCCACCCGGTGCAGGCACCGTTATGACTGTGTCTGCCGTTGCCTCTGGAGCTATACTGGAAACTATGCTTATTAGCGGCACCGGAATTACTGCCGGTACTACAGTCACTGCATTTGGAACTGGTACGGGCGGTACTGGAACTTACACGGTAAGTGTGGGCCAAGAGATAGCGTCTACCGCCAGTATTGTTGGTTATCTTGACGGATGGGGCGTCGAGTTTTCTGGGTCAGAAAGTGTTACTGACACTTTTTCACTTCGTTTGTGGTCACTTGATAATTATGGCCAAGACTTGGTTGCTGCTATTCGGGAAGGCCCAATTTATTATTGGGTCGCCAACACTACTCTCAGCCCATCTCGCGCTGTAACTTTGAAAAGTTTGACGGTTACTGCGGGCTACGATGATGATTTCGTGCCAAATCGCGTATATGAAATGCACACTTCAGGTGTTCAACGTTTTGCAATAGCTGTAGGTTCAAACCCATATGATCCGGGCGATGCTAACACCGATTTCGATCCTATGTTGGTTCGGTGGTCTGACCAAGAAAACATTTATCAGTGGGTTCCTGCGGCAAATAACCAATCCGGTGAGCTTCACCTTTCTCATGGTTCGCGTCTGGTGACGGGGCGGCACTCTAGGCAAGAGTTTGTAGTCTGGTCTGACAGTGCTATTTACTCTATGCAATACTTGGGGCCACCTTATGTATGGGGTGTGAACTTGCTAATGGACGGTATTTCTATTGCGTCCCCTAATGCTGTAGCTAGTTCCAGCAACGTATTGTTCTGGATGGGTATCGACAAGTTCTATATGTATGATGGCCGAGTTCAAACATTGCCTTGTTCGGTACGACAGTTTGTATTTGACGGAATAAACCCAAATCAGAGATTCCAAATAATGGCTGGAAGCAGTGAGCAATACAGCGAGATTTGGTGGTTTTATCCGTCTCTTAACAGCACCGTCAATGACCGATATGTAGTGTTTAATTATCTTGATAATGTATGGTATTACGGAGCAATGAACCGCACAGCTTGGCTGGATTCTTCTGTTCGTCGTAAACCAATGGGCGCGTTTAGCGTATCAGTAAGTTATCTTTCCGCAGGTATAACATCTTCCAGCACCACAATAAATTTGTTGGACGCCTCTTCATACCCAGCAACTGGGATCATTCAAATTGATAACGAGCATATTTATTATGGAGCAAGAACTCCAGTCGCGCTTAGTGATTGCATTAGAGGATACAACAACACTACTGCGGCTTCTCATGTTGCGTATTCCACGGCGGGACTTGCCGCGCCTAACCAGATTATGTACCACGAGGTGGATAACGATGACTTATCCACCGCAACACCAGTACCGATTGAAGCCTATGTTAGCTCTTCCGATTTTGACATTGGAGACGGGCATAACTTTGGTTATATCTGGCGCATTTTGCCCGATTTGACTTTTGACGGCTCCACGACTCCGGCACCTGATTACCCTGCGGTTACAATGGTTTGCAAACCCAGACAAAACTCCGGTACAGCTTATGGAACGCCAAGCGCCCCGGAGGTCATTAGTAGTCAAAGCTACAGTACCGAGCGTGCCTACACAGTGCAACAATTCTCCGGTCAAGTGATGACCAGAGTGCGTGGGCGGCAAATGGCGTTTGAAATTAGATCAGATGGGTTAGGTGTGGCTTGGCAGTTGGGTGCGCCAAGAATTGATATTCGTCCTGATGGCCGCAAAAGCTAAATGGGTATCCTTCGCGCGACTAAAGCGCCTAATCTTATCAATGCGCCACAGAATTATGAGGCTCGCCATCACGACCAGATTTACCGCGAATTACGGGTATATTTCAACACGTTAGATAACGTAACCTCCGCTCTGTTTGGGCCTCGTGGCGGAGACTACCTGACGTTTTCCCATGGTTCTTTTTACGACACCACGGATCAGACTGCCACCAGCACCACAACTGCTTACGCCATAACGTTAAACACCACAGACATCTCTCAAGGTGTTTCGCTCGTAAGCTCTTCCCAGATCACAGTTGAAGACGCTGGAATCTACAACATTCAGTTCAGCGCTCAATTGGCCAACGACACCAATGCGCCACAAGACATAGACATTTGGCTTCGGAAAAATGGGGTAGACATTGCAAACTCAAACAGCCGGTTTGGTCTTGCAACCAGAAAATCTGCTGGCGCTCCTTACCATGTTATTGGCTCTTTGAACTTCGTCGTAGAAGTCCAAGCAATTGATTACATCGAACTTATGTGGTGTACGACTGATGTGGGTGCGCGGATAGAACAATACCCCGCTGGCACCAGCCCAACCCGCCCTGCTATACCTTCTGTGATCGTTACCGTAGTCCGAGTTTCGGATGTGGTGTCGTCTATATATGAGTGATAATATGTTTAAAACGGCGAGAGTTTTATCCTATAAGTTCTTAAGGGGTTTTTATGGCTGAGATGGCACAACAAGGCATAGGTGGTTTAAACGCCGGAAATGCGGGTTTTATGCGCCCAGCTATGGGCGGTGTATCAGGCGCAGAGGGGCTGCGGGAAATCGACATTATCAACGCCTACTTTCGCAGGGGGGGCATTTCTCCCCCGCAAGGGCTACAACTAATCAAAGCCGCCGTGCAATCGGGTGTCAAGTTTAAACGCATAGGGAACACGGTTTTGGGGTATAAGCCCCTGTCCCAGACAGCTATGCAGGTTTATTTCTTCTCTGTAGAGCCGCCTCAAATCTTTGCAAAGACTGTGGAGCAAGCGATTGCCCTGTTGAAGCAGGGGGGAATACGGGTTATCTACATGAGCAAAGCTGACCCGATGATAATGCAAGCACTGCAAACGTTGGGGGTAAGCGCCCAGCAGTCGGATAATCCAAAATACAAGGTTATGGCCGCTATATGAGCGCAGATATTGTATCGACAGACCGTCTGCCCAAAGAGGTGCTAGACAATTTTGTCGCTAATGTCTGCTTGTTGCCGCAGGTTAAGTTTCATGTGGAGCATTATTTTGGGCCTAACATTTATATCCGGGAGATTATTATCCCGGCTGGGCATGTCATTGTAGGAAAGGCCCACAAGACTGAGCATCTATGCAGTATGGTCGAAGGGCGAATGCTTGTTGTGGGTGAAGATGGAGTCAGGAAAGAAATTTCCGCCCCGGCAGTATTTATGGCGGGTAAAGGTCGCAAGATGGCGTACGCAATAGAAACTGTGCGGTTCCAGAACATCTTTTCGACCCCGGAGACAGACATAAATAAATTAGAGGCTATGCTTGTCGAGGAAGTTGATTTTAATTTGACTTCTGATATGCCTAGTCTGCTAAAGGAGAGTTAGCATGGCTTTTGAACTTTTTGGCGGGGCTATAATACAAGGGGCGCTTACTTCAGCCGCCATCGGTGGCGTTAGCAACATCATTCAAGGCAGAGACCCTTTTTCAAATCTTGGCCAGAGCCTGCTTATGGGCGGAATTACCGGGGGTATCTTTGGGGGACTCGGCCCCGGCAAGGGATTTGAAGGGCTACTGGGTTCTGGCACTCCTTCGATTGCACAAGACCTTACTTCCGGTCAGCAGGCGCTTAATGCCCAAGCTGCCAAAGATTTGGCCGCTATTGAAGCAATGCCGGGGCCATCAACGATGGTGGCAAATACTGGAAATGCTTCTGTCGATCTATTATCAAAGAACGTGGGAAACCAACTTGCGGGAATGCCGCCCCCAACGGGAAACTATATTTCCGACCCAGAATCCGCATTGGCGGCTGATAAATATAAGCAACTTATTGAAGATCAAAGTCGCGCTGCTGAATATACCGATCCTGAGTATATAAAAAGAGTTAATCTTGGCGCTGAATATACCGATCCTGAGTATATAAAAAGAGTTAATCTTGGCGCTGAATCTGCTGCTCCACCGCAGCCACCTCTGTCGTCCACGCCAGCAGCCCCCGCGCAATCCGCACCAAGCCCTCAAAGTGGGTCGCCACTTAACAAGCCCGCTGGTAAAGCCCGCTTCCTTTCTGACCCAATTGAATGGGTAAAGCAGAATGAAGGAAGAGCCGCCATCGGTGCGGGGCTGGGGCTTATGGCGCTGACTAACCGGAATCCGGGGCTTACAAACCTTCCGCCGAGAACGTATCAGCAGGCCAGCACAACTTATGCTCCGGGGACTCGTAATCCTCTGTGGGGACAGCCGGGGGAACCTTATTTCCTTCAGCAAGGCTACGCCCCTATGACGTACCAAACCCGTGCCGTTAGAGAAGGTGGCGGGATTAAGGCTATGCGTAGGGGTGGTAGTTCTAGTGATAGTGACGCCGATCTTGCTTCCTATGTGCCGCTGCAAGCTCGCGGATTTATGAGTAGTCGGGAAGAAGTACCTACATCACTGGAAGACTCTTCTGCGTTTAAACGCTACGCAAAAAGCAATGTATTTGCAGACGAGAAAAAAGAGCAAGACGAGGCTGACAAGAACGTACTTAAATGGGTTAAAAAATATACCGAAGAAACTCGTAACGCCGCCAGTGGGGGACTTATGGAGCCACGAAGAATGGCAACGGGAGGCATTACCAGTCCACTCTTCCAGCAGGTTAACAACCAAGGCGCAGGAGATTTTACAAACTACTTACAAGGTTTAAACGCCGGAACTACGCCTGCAATAACAAGCTCCCCCATGCTCCAGCAGGTCAACAACCAAGGCGCAGGAGACTTCATGGGCTACCTGCAAGGTTTAAACGCTAGAGTAAAGTCCGCGCCAGTTAGCCCACAAGCTTCCGCGCCGACCCTCGCTCCTATATACAACACAACTGATGCCACTGTATATGATCCTGTCAGTCAAGCATATATTGCTAACCCCAACTACGTAGCCCCTGCAACTCAGGGTGCTGGGGACGCACACGACAATTACTTTGATTCTTCTGGAGGAGATAAAGCCGGGGGGCCGATAAGGGCCAAGAAGCTCGCAATAGGCGGGCCAGCAATGATGCCAGAATACGCCGCAGGGGGTAAGCTTCTGGATGGGCCGGGAGACGGTATGAGCGATGACATACCGGCGGTAATCAAAGGGGAACGCCCGCAACGTGCTGCATTGGCGGATGGGGAGTTTGTCATACCCGCTGATGTCGTGTCTCACCTTGGCAATGGCTCCACCAAAGCAGGGGGGCAGCGGCTATACGAGATGATGGACAGGGTAAGGAAAGCCAGAACCGGTAACGTCAAACAGGGAAAACAGATTAACCCGATGAAGTTTATGCCAACGTGACAGACAAAGAATTAAATATCTGCGTGGTGCCAAACGGAGCGTTAACGCGGAATATTCCTTTGATCTACAAGTACCTCGTTACGGCGGCGGACATGACCAACGGGAGATGTGCGGTAGATGATATTGTTAGGTTTTTCTACACAGGGCTATTTACCTTGTGGCTGATTTATATTGAAGAGACAAAAGAAGTAATCGGATTTTTCTGCCTTGAAGCCAAGATATATCCGCAAAAGAAATTGATGTGCATTCAGCATTGCACAACAGAACCGGGAAGTATGAAAGACGGGTTCAACCAAAAAATGCAAGACGCTATAGAAGCACACGCCAAAGCAAATGGGTGTTCTGGCGTAGAGTTTGTTGGGCGTTTTGGTTGGAAAAAATATACTGATGAACTGGGCTACGAAAAAGAATGCCAGATATATCAGAAATCAATATCCGAGGTAGCGCGATGAAACATAATTGGGAATTAGGGCCGGGGTACGACATTGAAGGGTTCCGTAAGGAAGGGCTGTACGGGAAGACCAAGCTTTACGGAAAAGGCGGTGG